TCAGTATTACAGAAACAGGCAGTTAGTATCAAACGCAGATTAGAAGTCACTGATTGGGTTCATGAAGCCAAATATGAGTTTCAAATAGCTCATGGGCAAACATACTGGATGGCATATAATGTTCTACATCAGCATACACTGTTAACACATCAAGGTCCTGATGATTGGACCACTGGTGCACCTACTGATTATGATTATATCTGTAAAGTAAAATGGTTAGGTGATTATAGTTGGATAGAAGTTAACGAACAAGGAAATCCTGTAGAATGAATGAAAGATATATGATTGTCAGTTATTACCTGAAACCCAACGGCAAATGGGACGAAGTTACTGACTTTAAGAAGAATTTAAGACCAAAACATATTACTACCGCTAAAGTTATATTGGACCTTAGAGATAAGAAAGTTGTCAAAAATGGCCTCAACCCTGAGGCCACCTTTGATGATATGCTAGAGTTTTACAAAAGACTGCTTGGGGATCAACTTACCCCTCACTTGCCTCAAGAATCTCCGTAGATTGCTAATATCTCCTTAACAGCTTCATGGCGTTCAACGTCACCTATAGTGAAGTGACAAATGTCTACATATCGATGATTCTCGAAGTTATTATATAACCCAAGGAATTCTAAAAGTCCATTGTTACTTGGACGGTCGGCCTGCTGTAGATCTCCAGTCACAACCATATTAGATCCTTGTCCTAATCTCGTTAACAACATCTTCATTTGACTCGGTGTTGCATTTTGCATCTCATCTGCGATAATCACAGCATTTTTAAAAGTTCGTCCTCGCATATATGCTAGCGGACTGGTTTCAATCACCCCCTCTCTTATCATAGTTTCGATTTCTTTGGCAGAATAATTTTCTGCAAACACGTCCATTATGGGCTTAGTCCAAGGTTCCATTTTTTGCTGGAGATCCCCAGGTAGGAAACCGTGTTGCTCATCAACTGACACAGCAGGTCTAGTAATAACTATTTTATCGGATTCTCCGTATTTGAGTTGATCTATCGCCCACTGAACCGCTAACATAGTTTTACCCGTACCAGCTGGTCCGATAGCAAAAATAATCATTTTTGACGGATCATTAAGTTTAAGTAAGTATGTTTCCTGGTTAAGATTTTTGGGATAAATTTGAACTCGCTTGCGTTTCTCTTGGAGTCGTTGATCTATATTTATTACATTTGTTTGAAGATATGCTGTTGCCGCTCTTTTTCGCTTCATATTAAGGTTAGCCCTCCTTGTTATGTGTTAGGCACGGACCTAGACCGTAGTGCCCGTACCGGACACAAACTTATTTAACGATCTAAGACAAATATAATAAGTTATGTTAAAGTTTTAGCTGGAATAAATACATTGGGAGAGAATATGGCAGACATTAAAGACATTATTAGTAATATAGAACAAATATACGGTTCTAACAATAGCCTTAATTTACTCAAGGATTTTGAGCGGGTTATTGACGAGCTAGATGTGTACGTCTACGATAACTGGATCGACGGTGAATTAGTCAGTGGTCCTAAAGAATCACGATACTTTGTAGAGTGTACATTTATGTGGCCTATGGATAAAATGCCCGAACCCAAAGGCGGACTAAGATTAATAGATTACGGCTGTAAAGTAAAAATTGGTGAATCTATGATTTCCAAAGTACGCAAGATTAAAACACCAGACGATATCCGTCCTGGTACTAAAAAAGGTAAAATTGATCGCGAACCAATATGGATGGTCAGCATCGAAATGCCTAAGAAATTAATGCACGATATTACTCGCGGCTACACAGAATTAGATAAAAATAAAGTCGAAGATATCGTTTCAATGAACGGCGGTGTGAACGCACACATCGATCCAGCAGAACAACAAGCACAGGACATGGCAAATGACTTCCCAACAGCTTAACGAAGGACTACGTCCTTTAGATCTTAAAGAAATGGTATACCCACATTTTGAAGTTGACACCTATCGTTCAAAGATGGGCGAGGATCGCGATGTATGTGTTATCAGTTTTCAAGTTAAGGATCGTGCACCTGCAAAGGACCTAATGGAATTTATTGAAAAAGGTTATCACTTTGTACTAGATAGCGATATCAGCTCGGGCGAAAATGAAAACGGTGAGTATTCAGTGTTCGTCGAACTATCACGCAATCCAAGATTAGCAGATCATATTAAAGAAATTACGTATGGTGTTCGCAAATTAACAGGTATCGACGATTTTAAATTTTCATATCATAAAGAACAAGCAGTACATGAAGCGACTGAAGAAAACCTAAAAGCACATATTCCGCCTACTGCAGGTGCGTATGATGGTGTGATGACTAGAATTAAAGTTGAAGGAATCAAACGTTTCTTTGGCAAAACTCTAATGGACGACTTGACATTAGATGGTGATATCATTACTATTCATAAGCCGTTCGATAAAAAAGTTCAACTACGCATGATCAAAGAAGCAAATACAGATACTATATTAGAAGGATCTACTGATACTATATCAATGGACGAAGATTCTATGAGCGAAATTTTCTGGCTTACTAAAGTACTAGGTGATTATAATATCAATAAAGTGGGCGAGAACTTTATGTTTGACCATAAAGGTCAAGCTATGTTACTACAAAGGATACAATAATGGCATTCGAATTAACTAAAGATCAATTAGCACAAATTATTCCGGGAAATCCCTATCTAGATAATTGGCACGAAGCATTATGCAGTATATTACCCGAATATGAAATCGATAATCCACAACGGATTGCTAGTTTCTTAGCACAGTGCGCACACGAGTCAGGCGGGTTCAAAGCATTAAAAGAAAATTTAAACTATAAGGCAGAGAGTCTAACAAAAGTATTCCCAAAATACTTTCCTACATTAGATTTAGCAAAACAATATGCGCACAATCAAGAAAAAATCGCGAACAGAGTATATGGTAATAGAATGGGCAACGGTCCAGAAGAAAGCGGAGACGGATTCCGCTACTGTGGCAGAGGTCTTATACAACTCACAGGCAAAAACAACTACACGATTTTTGCCGGAAGTCTTGAAATGCCAGTTGAAGACGTTCCAGAATACCTAGCAACATTTGAAGGTGCTGTACAATCAGCTTGCTGGTTTTGGGAAAGCAATAACTTAAACCAATGGGCAGACAAGGGTGATATCCTCACACTAACCAAGCGTATTAATGGCGGTACTATTGGACTCGAAGATCGTAAAAAGCATTACGAACACGCACTCCATGTCCTAGGAGCATAGTATGTGGTTATTAAGTTTCCTACCGGATAGTTTTTTATTATGGATTATTAATATAATCCTACTAGCTGGCTTGGTTGGAACATTGTCAAGTTTCTTTATTAAATTTATTCCACCACTGATGCCTTATGCTTCTGGTATTAAAATTATAGGTATTATTTTGTTAGTAGCAGGCGTTTGGTTTCGTGGCGGGTATGATGTTGAAATGGAATGGCGCAAGCGTGTAGCAGATTTAGAAGCTAAGATTGCAATCGCTGAAGAAAAGTCTAAAGATACAAATACCAAGATTCAAACTAAGATTGTAGAAAAAGTTAAAGTAGTTAAAGAAAATACAGTGGTATATCGCGATCGCATTAAAGAAGTCGAAAAAATTATTGACAAAGACTGTAAAGTAGCTCCAGAAGCTATTGATATTCACAATGCCGCGGCTAAAAATGCTAGACCCGGAGATAACAAATGAAAAAATTATTGTTATTAATTCCAGCATTACTGTTAACTGGTTGTTTAGAAACTGTACCAGTAAAGCGTGGATTTCCCGATATTCCACCAGAGTTGAAAGTAGCGTGTCCTGAATTACAAGAAGCGACTAAAGATACCAAAGAACTCAGTAAATTATTAGATGTTGTTGTAGTTAATTACAGCACCTACTACGAATGCAGAGTAAAAGTAGATGCATGGCTACAGTGGCATCAAGAACAGAAAAAGATTTTTGATGAAGTAAAGTAAATACCTTATAGGAGCGAGAAATGACCGAACAAGTTAAAGCATTAAGTGCAAGCGAACAAAAAAAAGAAGATTGGATGAACAGCAAATGGCGACCAGCAATGGGTTGGTTGTACATGAGTGTTTGTGCTTTTGATTTCGTTTTATTTCCAATTTTATGGAGTTTAGTACAGGCACTACACGGTGGGCAGGTTACTAATCAATGGCAGCCATTAACATTGCAAGGTGCTGGACTATTCCACGTTGCAATGGGTGCAGTTTTAGGATTAGCTGCCTATGGTCGCACACAAGAAAAAGTAGCAGGTGCTAATAATGGTGGACTACAAATGCCTAGTAATGCAGGTACTACATATATTCCACCTTCAGCAACAACCACAGCGAATATTAATGTAGGTAACGCACCAGCTGCGACTCCATCATACAATGCAACTCCATCATACAGTGCTAGACCTGCATATACTCCAAGTTATTCTGCACCTAACGCATCAGTTGGAATGTCGTCTTCTGGCAAACCGATGCCTGCTCCACAATTTGATGAACCATTATAAGGAAAAGATTATGAATAAATTTTTAGCATTATTACTCGCAACAGCATTTACATCTAGTATTGCAGCAACATCGCCAACGGTAGAAGTAACAGCTGATGCGCCAAAAACTAAACAGGTGTGTATCGATGTTCAAGGCAAAGATGGCAAGCCTGTTATGGATCCTAAAACCAAAAAACCAAAACAAGATTGCAAAACAGTAAAGGTGCATAAAAAACACGAAGGCACAGCAGTTCCTGAAAAGAAAAAATAAAGCTCAGTAAATTTCTAATTAAATAAAAGGACTGCTTGACACAGTCCTTTTTTTATCATATAATATAAGCTATGGATTATTACACAACATTAGGATTACCCCGAGGCGCAAGTGACGCCGAAATTAAAAAGGCTTATCGCTCAATGGCGATGAAGCATCATCCCGACAGGGGTGGGGATGAAAAGAAATTCAAAGAGATTTCACAGGCTTATGAATTCTTAAGCGATCCACAGAAAAAACAAATTATCGATTTAGGTGGAGACCCAAATGCACAACCGGGCGGGTTCCATCGACAACAAGGCAGTCCTTTTGAATTCCATTTTGGTACAGGAGATCTTAATGATTTATTTGGAAACTTCGGATTCGGTGGAAGGCAGCAACGGAGAAATAAAAGTCTCAACATTAATGTTGAAATTTCTCTAGAGGATGTGTTGAATGGTAAAACAATTAATGCCGAAGTTGGAATTCCGGGCGGCCGCAATAAAATGATTACTATTGATATACCTGCAGGAATTGATCACGGACAACAGATAAAATATACAGGTATGGGAGATAATTCAATTCCCGATGCACGTCCTGGAGATCTTATTGTCAATGTCTATATTGGCCGACACCCGATGTTTAGAAGAGAAGGCGATTCCTTAATCTTTGAAAAAACAATATCTGCATGGGATGCTATGTTAGGTAGCAATATAGATATCATAACATTAGACAAAAAGAATTTAAATATTTCTATACCCCCGGGAACACAACCAGAAACAATTCTAAGTTGTCGAGGCGAAGGACTACCGAATATGCGATCCAAGCAGCGTGGAAATTTATTAATTAAAATTAAAGTGGCCATTCCAAAAAATCTGTCAATAGAACATTTACAAATAATCAAAAAACTAAAAGATGGAATTTAAATTAGGACCGCACGATAGCTTAGTGCAATCCAGCACCGATTGGCAATTTGGGGTGGACGGTGATGCCGAACAATTAGAAAAAGACATGATAGAATTTATGTTAGCTAATCGAGGTATCGGACTTGCTGCAAATCAGATAGGAATAACTAAACGAGTTTTTGTAATGGGCAGCAACACCATACCAAACTTTCCGTCACCGTTCGCAGTGTTTAATCCTATAATTAAAGAAGCCAGTTCTGAATTAGTATTGGATGAAGAAGGGTGTTTAAGTTATCCGGGATTATTTTTAAAAGTTAAAAGACCTAGTTGGGTCGTTGCTGAATACCAAGATAGCCAAGGCACAGTTAAAGAAATACGTGTAGATGGATATCTAAATAAATGTTTTCAACACGAATATGATCACTTAAATGGTGTATGTTTTGTTGACAGAGTATCACAAATGAAGTTACAATTAGCTATGAGAAGAATAAGGAAAAACAAATAATATGATTGAGCCGAGCCAAAGTCTACAAACCATCTTTGAAAATTGCATTAACATAGCCAAAGAAAATGAACACGAATATATTACTATAGAGCATATTGTCTATGGCATTATGTGTGATGCTGATGCATTTTCGTTAATCGAGGGATTTGGTGCTGATGCTAATTTTATAAAAACTAATCTTGAACATTATTTGAAAAATAATCTTAATGACATTAAGACGACCGATCCTAAGGCTAAACCTAAAAAAACTAACAGTGTAGAACGTGTTCTTAATCGTTGCTTCACACAAGTACTGTTTAGCGGCCGTCAGCGCATGGAAGTTGCAGACGTTGTTGTTAGCGTTCTTTCAGAAAAGAATAGTTTTGCATTTTACTTTTTAAGTAAAGGCGGAGTTACCAAAGAAAAGTTTGTTAAATTCTTCCAAGAGAACTTAGTTGTAGAAGAAGAAGAGTTTGGTGAGGAGCCTGAAAGACGTGTGGCCAATGTTAACAACATGGATCGAGTACTTAATCAGTATTGCACTAACCTTAGTTTAAAAGCAAAACAAAGATTGATTGATCCAGTTATTGGTCGCGATGACGAAATCGAAAAGATTCAATTGGTGCTTGCTCGTCGTAACAAGTGCAACGTGCTAATGGTAGGTGAGCCAGGTGTAGGTAAGACTGCTATCGCGGAAGGCATTGCTCGTAAAATACACGAAGGCAAAGTTCCTAAATTTATTAAAGATCACTTAGTATACACGTTAGATATTAGTGCGTTGTTAGCTGGCAGCAAATATCGCGGGGACTTTGAAGAACGTATTAAAGCAGTTCTTACTGCGCTCGAACGTAAAGGTAAAATTATTCTATTCATCGATGAAGCACACATGATGAATGGGGCAGGTGCGGGCGGTAGCGGGCAGGCTAATGATCTTGCTAATATCCTTAAACCGGTATTGACCAAAGGAGTTATCAAACTAATTGCTTCGACTACTTGGGAAGAATACCGTAAGCACTTTGAAAAGGATCGTGCATTAATGCGCCGCTTCCATCGTGTGACTATTGACGAGCCTAGTCCAGAAATGGCAGTTAAGATTCTTAAAGGACTTAAAAAGTATTACGAAAAACATCACAATGTTAAGATCAGCGATGCCGCTATTGAACAAGCAGTTAAATTATCTGTGAAATATATGAGTGACAAGAAACTCCCAGATAAAGCTATCGACATTATAGATTGTGCTTCTGCTCGATACAAAGTTAAAGACGATCCGGCCACAGAAGGCGTAGAACAAATTGTTGATATCGAACAAGTAACCTACGAGTTAAGCAAAATGATCAATATGCCTCTTGAAACGGTAGCGCAGAAAGAAAGTAAGAACTTATCAGATTTAGAATCGGGTATGAAGGGTGCAGTGTACGGTCAAGACGGTGCTGTTGATACATTGTTAGATAAAATATTTGTAAGCCAAGCTGGTATGAAAGCTCCCAATAAACCTATTGGTTCATTCCTGTTCTTAGGCCCAACAGGTTGTGGTAAAACCGAAACTGCTAAACAGTTGTCAGATAAGATGGGTATGCCATTAATACGATTTGATATGGGCGAGTATCAAGAGAAACATTCAGTAGCAAGATTGATTGGTGCTCCACCGGGCTATGTAGGTTACGATGATAACGCTGGACAACTTATTACTAAGCTACAAGAAACACCTAATGCGATCTTACTGTTAGACGAAGTTGAAAAAGCTCATCCAGATGTTATGAATATTCTTCTAGCATTCATGGACAACGGTTTTATCACAGGATCTAATGGTAAACAAGCAGACGGTCGTAACACCATATTGATTATGACATCGAACTTAGGTGCTGCCGACAATGAAAACAACACTATCGGCTTTGGGGACTTGTCTAAGGAAGGTGAAGATGATAAAGCAGTTAAAAAATTCTTTGCTCCCGAATTCCGCAATCGTTTAGATGCTGTAATTAAGTTTGGCAAACTGTCACCCGAAGTTGTTGTACAAATTGTTAAGAAATTCATCGAAGAACTTAATAGTCAACTCAAAGACAAAGGCATCGAAATTGTTGCAGGTGCTAATGCTGTTCGTTGGTTAGCAGAAAAAGGCTACGATAAGAAGATGGGTGCTAGACCGTTAGCACGTTTAATCGATAATAAGATCAAATCTCCGTTAAGTCGACGTGTATTGTTTGGTGACTTAGTTGACGGTGGACGAGTTACTGTAACTGTTGAGAACGATGATTTAGCTTTTAATGTTTCGGAACTGCCAAAGCCGTTAACCAAAGCCGAAAAAAAAGCTATCAAGGCTGCAAAAACAGCCGAGTTAGAGCAAGTTACTGAGACTTCAGATGAAAACACTGAAAACTAATAGAAAGTTTTATAACAAATGGATCTATAAGGTCTCACTGAATGTTAAAGGTTCTAGTATCTTTAGAACCCATTCTCTCGATGATATTAAAGAGTTTTGCAGCGGAGAAACTACAGATCAAGCTCCGTACTCTTTACATACAAGAGCATGGAACAATCGTGATCAAATTTTAGAATTGACTAATTTTTTAATCGGGCAGCATGATGCTGTCTGGGCTAAACGCATAGAAAACACTCTTATAGATTTTTACACTAACGATACTAATTTTTACGAAAGTCTTTCTGAAAGTTTTGAATCAGTAATGACTCATCGGTTTGAACCGTCAGTGGCTGCGGCTGAATTGCTAGAACAACCGCAGACCATTGTGGCAGCTAAACTTCCGCACAACAAATATCATTACAGAGTGTATCTGTTACCGCACAAGCTAGCGGGAGATAAAGAGTCTAAGAAAAAATATGTAGAATGGTTAAAAGGACAGACTCCAAGAATTACCTGCACTCCTGCTGTAGAGAAGTGGTTTATTAAAACTGATTGGAATTGGGATCGTAGATATGTGTTAGTCGAGGACGAACATACACTATTGATGCTTAAACTGCGTAATTCTGAGGTAGTAGGCCGTGTTTATAATTACGTTATAAGCGATAAATAAGAGATGTCCACTGAAAGCATAACTCTAGTATCTAACATTTCCCAAGAAGCTGGGGATTCCTCCTTTATCTATTCTAGTAAACAAAAGGGCGCAGGTTATCACAAATACAATGATGGTGTACATACTGCTGTTTATCAAGTTGATTCGTTTATCGGCACTATAAAAATACAAGCTACACTAGCCTTATATCCCGGTGATAACGATTGGTTCGATGTTGACGGTACCGAAATAGGCTTTGGGTCTGATAGTTCTGCATGGACCACTACAAATTCGGTTACATTTACTGGTAAATTTGCATGGATACGTGCTGCTTACAACCTACAAAACGGTACGATTACCGAAATCCGATATAATCACTAACCTGCTTTAAACGATAAATACAGTATGACCTTACGGAATCATACTATGAGAGACCTTATCTATAAAATTGAACTAGCCATGTTCGAAACCGCCCTTAATCCTAGCGATCCTCTGGGCGATTATAAAGCAAAACGCAAAGCTCTACAGGATTTACAAATGAATCCTAGTTCTAGCGATCCTGAAATTAAAAACGCTATCATGCAGCGTACGGCGGATCTAGAAAAAGAAGCAAAAGCAAACGGTATTAAAACTGAAATGTCTGAAGAGTGGAATGCAGAATACGACGACGAAGCAGGCATGGCAGACAATAACCTTGAAACTCTGAAACGTGCTGTTCAAGGTCTTGACGATCTTATTAGCGCAGGCGATAACTTACCCGAATGGTGCCAAGAAAAGATTGCTGTATCTAAATCTATGTTAGTTGCAGTATGGGACTACATGCAAAGCGAAGAAGGTAAAGAATAATGTTATTAAGCGAAATGTTTTCACCAATCGGTGCTCCAAAAGAAAATCAACAAGACATTGATTGGTTAGATGATTTAAAATTTTACATTGATAATGACGATACAATGTTGAATCAACACTTCTTTCCAGCAGTTAAACGACACAAAGAATATCAAGGTAATCCTAACGCTTACAAGATCTATGTTAAACCTATAGAACATTGTAAAGAAGCATACTGTGAAAAATTTGAAATAGAAAATCCTGAAGAAAAATTCCCTAAAGAAAAACTTATCGAATTAGCCAAACGCTGTGCTACTGAACAAGAAAAGTATATCAGCAAAGGTGATTATGAATCTTAGACAGCTATTTGAAGCAGAAGTCGGTGGAAAGCACCTTACATTCTGTTTCGGTAGAATGAATCCCCCTACGATCGGACACAAGCAACTATTAGACACATGTGCCGGAGTTGGAGGTGATTATAAAATATTTGTAAGTCAAACACAAGATAAAAAGAAAAATCCATTAGACTATACTACTAAAATTAAATTTATAAAATTAATGTTTCCCAATCATGCTAGAAACTTAATCGATGATTCGAGCTTGAATACTATAGGAAAAGTTGCTAGTCACGTGTATAATTTAGGTTATAGAGATGTTACTTTTGTAGCAGGCAGCGACAGATTAGAAGATATGAAAAATCTTTTAACTACTTATAACGGTGTTGAAGGCAAGGCACACGGATTCTATAAATTTAATATACTCGATTTCAAGTCAAGCGGGGATCGTGAAGACGGTGCCGAAGGTGTAGCAGGTATCAGTGCTAGTAATGCTCGTGCTGCTGCTGCCAATAATGATTTAGAGAAATTTAGAGAATCAACAGGCGCTGGACAATATGCTGAAGCATTGTATAACGCTGTAAGAGAAGGAATGGGAATACAATGAGAGCAAAAGAATTTACACTAAAACATCGAGACCCTAACTGGAAAACTCTTCAGGCTAAACGTACCAGTAACGCTGCAGGATCACATCTGGATAAAAAGAAAGCCGAGAAGCAAGGTGAAACTAAGCATAAAAAGCCAATTGATATCGAAGAAGCTTACGGTCGTCCGGATTTCAAAGTCGACGGATGGTCATACATATCCGATGTAGAGGAAGAGGATGACAATCGTAAAATTTTTCATACTGCTGTTAGCCCAGAAGGTAAGCGTGTAGTTATGGATTTTAGTCCGTACGATAGAATGGATCCTACAACTTTTAAGTTATGGCTTAAATTAGATAGACCTGGACGTCAACATTCTGGTTCACTAGATAAAGAACAGATTGAAAAGATGGCGCAGATTAAAGGTATCGCTATGTTAGATCCAGAATTAGCTAATGCTGGAAAGAACACCTCTGCATAACGCATACAATGGACGAATTAGATCAAATAAAAAAACTCGCTGGCGTTAACGAGTTCAAAGGTTACAATGCCTATGATGGCAGTAATATTAGTATTACAGGAAACGAAAAGCAGAGGTTAGAAAAGGAGCATAACATTAAACCGGGCACACCAGAATGGTTTCAATTATGGTTTAGTTTGCCGTATATGACTGGTGAACAGCCTATAGGAAACAAAAATGATTAATATTTCAGAAGCAGCTAAAACAAAAATATTAGATCTTCTAGCAGAAGAAAATAATCCTGATCTAAAATTACGCACATTTGTACAAGGTGGTGGCTGTTCAGGATTTCAATACGGTTTCACATTTGACGAACAACAAAACGAAGACGACTTCGAAGTACCGTTGGGAGATTATAAAGTGTTAGTTGATGCTATGAGCATGGGATATCTACAAGGCGCAGAGATTGACTACACCGAAAGCATCAATGGCAGTCAGTTTAGTATAAAAAATCCTAATGCACAGACTACCTGCGGTTGTGGGAGCTCGTTCTCAGCATGATGACTAAACAATATTATTACTCCGAGACAGAATGGGATCGATTAGGTTGTGGACCATTACCCGAGGAACGCGATATTTCTAAAATAAATCCTCAAGATATAAACTGGGGTACATATCTTGTATTCCCGGAAAGACACGGCGAGGAAGATTCGCCGAACAATCCTTACAGTCAAGCATGAGAGCCAGTGATTTAAAACTATCCGATTTAACTGTCTATGTTGACATGGACGGAGTTCTTGCGGACCTGTTTAATCATGCTGGATCTATTCATGATGTAGAACACTATTCCAATATGACTCCAGCACAATGGGAAGAATTTTTCAAGACAACCAATGCTTATAAATTGTTCAGTGAGTTACCAGCATTCCCTACCGCTAACAAACTATTACAAATGGTTAAAGATTTCGCAGGTGGCTATACCATTTTAAGTAGTCCTTTAAGTTTTGACAAAGCAGGTAGTATTAAAGGAAAACAAGAATGGCTTAAGAAAAATATTCATGTTAATCCAGATAATATTATATTTGAACATGCAAAATACAAATATGCTACTGCCAACGGCAAACCTAATATTCTTATTGACGACTACGGTGTAAACATCCGTGCTTGGGAGCAGGCAGGCGGTATTGCTATCAAATATCAAGCAGACGAAGATAGTTTAAGTAAAGTATTCAAAGCTCTGCAAGCAGCTAGTAAAGGCAAAGTAGAACAATAAGATGAGAGCACACGAATTTATAATTGAAAGAAAAAAGAAACGTAAACCACGTTGGGCTGCTTACGGGCCGGGTCCTTACGGCGGCTATGGATATTATGCTGGCTATAGTGGAGATAGTGGTAGTGGTGATAGCGGCGGCGGGGAAAGCATTGAGCATGAAAACTTTGCCGATGGTAAGAAGCCGGGTCGCAAAGGGTTAGCCAAACGCAGTGGCGTTAATACCAAGGCTAGCGTAAGTAGCTTACGTAAAACTGCTAAGAATAGCACAGGTGAAAAAGCTCGCATGGCACATTGGCTAGCTAACATGAAAGCAGGACGTGCTAAGAAGAATAAATAATAATATGAAAATACGTGAAATATTTGAAACAGCAACAGCAGGAGCCACTAGCGCAGCTAGTATAGGTACTGTTGTGAGCCCACATCTTGCCATTGGTAAAGATCGTGGTAGTAAATCTTATACAGGATCTCCGGGCAAAAGCGGTACTAAAGCTCCGGCAGTTCCCAAAGTAAAACAAGCTAAAAACGCAGACGGCACAGCTAAAAACGCCTTAGATATAGGTAACAATATATTTGGGGGCGGCTCTGCTGTCAAAAGATAAATACAATATGACCTTTAAGAACCAAGGAATTTAATATAATGGACTTCAAATCACTAATTAGCAAAATTAACAGCATGGCAGATCCTATTGAAACTGTCAAGGCTCCTGTACTTCCTCAAGCAGTACAGTTAAACGAAGACGCTCAAATGCGTGTGTTAGCTGGGCAATCAACTGTGCTTGCAGAAGCAAAGAAACAAAAAGAAGAAGAAGCAGTAGCTGAAGAAATGAACGTTGGTGATTCTAAGAAAACTGCCAAAGGCGGTACTGTTACTAAAACTAAAACAGGTATCGTTCACAAAGCTGCTCCAGGCAACTACGGCGGGTCCGACGATAAAGATACAGATCCTGATGCAGACGACGAGCCAAAAGCTAAAAAAGCTAAAAAAGAATCTATCGACACAACAGCTTTCAAAGGCAAGTTTGCCAAAATGGTAGAAGCTAAGAAAGACGAAAAGAAAGACACTAAAAAGAAACCAATGAAAGAAGCTGCTAAGCCAGACTTCCTAGACATTGACAAAGACGGCGACAAGAAAGAGCCAATGAAAAAAGCTGCTGCTGATAAAGGTGGTGACAAGCCAGCTGGTAAGAAAGGCATGTCGGCTAAGCAAGAAAAATTCTTCGGTAAGAAAACTGAAAGCAAAATGATGCCGAAAGGTAAAAAGCGTCCAGTTAAAGAATCAGTTGAAGGAAAATTAACTTTCAAAGACATGGTTAAACTTGTACAAGAAAGTGGTGGCCAACAACAAATTGATGCTAAAGACGACGCATTGTTCCAATGGGCTCAACGTGTTGCTGTTAGCAAATTAGGCGAAGGCGTAAAAGCAGAACTATACGCTGGTTTAATTTATGAGCGCAACGGCGGCGTATTTGAAATGTACGACGTTCTATCAGAAACAAAATAATTTAACCAAATTAACATAAAGCCAGCAACTTAGGTTGACTGGCTTTTTTGTTGGCTGTATAATAGTCGTATAAGGAGATTTATCATATGACTAAAATGTACGGTCCGGAAGAAAAAGCAAAGCTCGAAAGATTAATCAACGAAGGGTCTAATGTACTTCGTGAAGTAGAAGATCTCAACGAAGGTCTAAAAGAAACCGTAAAGGCAGTTGCAGAAGAACTCCAAATCAAACCAAGCATTATTACCCGTGCAATTAAAATTGCTCACAAGGGTGATTTCAAAGCACACGATGAAGATTGGCAAGAGATTGAAGCTATCCTTGACATCACCAAGCGACTTGATTAATGTTTAATTCAACTGTTGATTGGATTAAGGAAGACTACGCTACACATCCTGTACGTTTTGTATTAGAACTGTTAGCATGGTTTATGAGTATTGGCTGTACGATTTGGATGGGGTATACACTACCTAATCCTCCCTTCATATATCTATACCCTTTGTTTGTTATACAGTGTACAATATTTGGGTGGGCAGCCTGGACTCGTGGATCAACCGGAATGATTGCTAACTATCTGTTGATCGCCACTATTGACGTCATAGCCTACACAAGGATGATAAGTAATTTATAAGCAAGGTCAGCGGGCCATAAACCGCATGTTGGTATTTGCAAGCCGAAAGTTGCATAAGGAGAATAAATGAGTTACGTAGACGCTTTCTATGATAGAGAGCAGGACGTTATCAATGTCGTTGAACGTGATGACAAGGGAAATCGTCATTACAAAGAATATCCCGCAAGGCATATTTTCTATTACCCTGATCCAAAGGGCAAGTATCTTTCAATTAAAGGTGAACCGTTAAGTCGTGTTACCAGCAAGAATGTTAAAGAACATCGTAAAGAACTTGCGATTCACAGCAACAAACGATTATTTGAAAGTGATATAAATCCAATTTATCGTTGTCTAGAAGACAACTATCTAAATGCTGATGCACCAAAACTAAATGTAGCGTGGTTCGACATTGAGGTCGACTTTGACCCAGAACGTGGATACGCATCACCAGAAGATGCGTTTATGCCAATTACTGCGATTGCCGTTCACTTACAGTGGATGGACACTATGGTATGTTTAGCATTACCCCCTAAGACCCTGTCAATGGAAGAAGCGACTAAGCAGGTCGCAGAATTTCCTAACACTATGTTGTTTGAAACAGAAGGAGAGATGTTAGATACGTTTCTCAACTTGATTGAAGATGCAGATGTATTAAGTGGTTGGAACAGCGAAGGCTTTGATATTCCCTACACCGTTAATCGTGTTACCAAAGTATTGTCAAAAGAAGATACTCGACGTTTTTGTTTGTGGAATCAATATCCTAAGAAACGTGAGTATGAAAAGTATGGCAAGAGTGCAGTTACATATGATTTAATTGGACGTGTACATCTAGACTCATTGGAACTATATAGAAAATACACTTATGAAGAACGCCATACCTATCGATTAGATGCTATCGGTGAGATGGAGATTGGTGAGAATAAAACAGTCTACGAAGGCACACTTGATCAATTATACAACAATGATTTCCGCAAGTTCATCGAGTACAACAGACAAGACTGTGCGTTGCTCGATAAGCTAGATAAGAAACTTAAATTCTTAGCTCTTGCCAACACACTGGCACATGAATGTACTGTGTTATTGCAAACTACTATGGGTGCTGTTGCAGTCACTGAGCAGGCAATTATTAATGAATCACATCGCCGCGGACTTATTGTTCCTAATCGTATACAGCGTGATCCTAATGAAAGTAATCAAGCGGCCGGTGCGTATGTTGCTTATCCAAAGAAAGGTATCCACGAATGGATCGGTTCACTAGATATTAACTCTCTATATCCAAGTGCGATTCGTGCGCTTAACATGGGGCCAGAAACCATTGTTGGACAGTTACGTCAAGACGGCACCAAAGACTTTATTGCAGCAGAGATAGGCAAAGGAAAATCTTTTGCCAGTGCTTGGGAAGGTGTATTCGGTAGTTTAGAATATACTGCTGTAATGAATCGAGAAGTGGGACGGGAAATTACTATCGATTGGGAAGATGGTGGCCATGATACATTAAGTGCTGCTCAAGCCTACGACTTAATTTTTGAAAGTAATCAACCTTGGATGCTCAGTGCCAACGGCACAATCTTTACTTACGAAAAAGAAGGTATCATTCCCGGATTATTAAAGCGTTGGTATGCAGAGCGTAAAGACATGCAGACTAAATTAAAAGAATGTATTCAAGCAGGAAATAAAATTGAAGAAGAATATTGGGACAAACGTCAACTGGTTAAAAAGATTAACCTCAATAGCTTATACGGTGCTATTCTTAACCCTGGTTGCAGGTTCTTTGATAATCGTATTGGCCAATCCACAACTCTTACCGGCAGAGCCGTTGCTCGTCATATGGCTGGAAAAGTAAATGAAATCATCACCGGAGAGAACGATCACATTGGTAAAGCAATTATCTATGGTGATACAGACTCTTGTTATTTTTCTGCGTATAGTACGCTAAAGAAAGACATTGAAAAAGGATTAATTCCTTGGAGCCGTGAAAATATTATTGATCTTTATGATAGTATAGGAGAAGAAGTAAATGGCACATTTCCAAAGTTTATGCAAGACGCATTCCACTGTCCGAAAGTCAGAGGCGAAGTCATCAAGGCAGGTCGCGAGATTGTTGCTTCCAAAGGACTATTCATTACCAAAAAACGATATGCAGTCCTCTACTACGACAAAGAAGGTAAACGAACAGACACAGACGGCAGCCCTGGTAAGATTAAAGCCATGGGGCTCGATCTAAAGAGATCCGATACTCCTGTAGTTATCCAAGACTTTTTAAGTGAAGTACTTACTAAGGTACTTAACGGTGCTGCTAAAGAAGAAGTTCTCGAATACATCACTGACTTCCGTACTGAATTTAAAACCCGCCCAGGTTGGGAGAAAGGAAGTCCCAAACGTGCTAATAATATTTCCGAATATGCTAGTAAAGAAAAGAAAGCAGGTAAGACCAACATGCCCGGACATGTTCGAGCAAGTCTTAACTGGAACACTTTAAAGCGCATGATGGACGACAAGTATTCTGTAACTATTACGGACGGTGCTAAAGTTATTGTATGTCGCCTTAAAAACAATCCCATGGGGCATACTTCAGTAGCGTATCCTGTAGATGAATTGCGTTTACCACAGTGGTTTAAGGATCTGCCGTTTGACGATGCAGAAATGGAAACAACTGTCATCGATGAAAAATTAGAAAACCTGATTGGTGTTTTGGAATGGGACATCAGTTCGACTCGCAGTGATAATACATTCAGCAAATTGTTTGATTTTGAGTAAAATATTATTGACTTTTACTCACGATCTAAATATAATATTAATATAACCGGAGAAACCCAAATGAAAGACATTTTACAAGACATCGTAAGTCATACACAAAACCTTGGATTCCTGACAACTGTTAAAGTTACAGGAACCGAAAAAGGTACAACAATTAACTCAATGGCTGACGACCGTTCAGTTATCATGGAGGCAGAAACTGCTAATCCATATCCAGACATGTTAGGTGTGTTTGGTATGCCGCAACTGCAAAAACTTAAGTATCTATTAGATGGTGCTGAGTATAAAGACGATGCTAAAATTAGTATCACTACAGCAGAACGCAACGGAGAAACTATTCCAGTTGGCATTCACTTTGAAAATAAAGACAGTGACTTTAAAAACGATTATCGATTTATGTCTACTGATGTTATTAACGAAAAGATGAAAACTGTCAAGTTTCGCGGAGTTAAATGGGATGTTGAAGTTGATCCGAGTGTTAGTGCTGTACAACGTTTCAATTTCCAAGCAGGCGCAAATTCAGAGCACCCAACATTCCTTGCTAAAACAGATGGTGGTAATTTGAAATTTATCTTTGGTGATGCAAGCACACACGGCGGTGAGTTTATTTTTGCACACAATGTTGAAGGTACATTAGATCGTGGCTGGACATGGCC